TATTGTATAGAGGACGAACTATAAGAGCAGTCAGCTAGATAATAGGAGAATATTTCATGGACAGTCCAACAAAATACATAATGTTAGTTGAGTATGGAGATCCTAACTCACATCGACCTCTTGTCACATCTTTTGGTTTATTTGATTCTTACGAGGAAGCTGATGAGTTTAGAATAGACACTTACCAAGATGGTAATTTTATAATAAACATTTATCCTATAAACTTATTGGATAAAACAAATACTCATGAGTAAGTTTGAAATTAAAATAAAACAAACTTTCGTTGCGAATTTTTGTGTGGACGCAGATGGTGATGAACAAGCTATCAGGTCTGCGTCTAGATTGTTAAATAAAAATATAAGAGAGGGCAACATCTGTGCTATAGCTTGTGATGAGCATGAAGAAGTCTTGTCCTGTCAAGAAATAAAAAAGGGAGAGAGAAATGAAAATAACCCAAAAAAATAAAGACAAATTATTAGAGTGGGGAATTATCTTAGTGCCTTTAGTAGCCTTAATACTTTACAAGTATTTCACTTGGGGTTGTCTTTTTGTCTGCGGAGATTGGTATGATGAATAAGGCAATTAGATTTGGGCATACAGAAGACTATAGTTTTGATCCAAGCCAAACAATACTAAGAAACTTTAGCTATTGGTTATGGGCAGTTAATACTGAACGCAGTTATAATGGCGAGGAAAAATTATCTAAAAGAAACGCCTGGCTATGTTTCAAAGAACAGTATAGTGAAAAAATTCAAAGTAGATAAATACATTCCTATGCCTAGATTTTATTCTCCATTCGTGCAGACTTTATACAATCTAGGTGTAGGTGAAAGTATAGGTGACTTGTCTAAGAAACAAGCCTACAAATACAGACAACATTTTTACAGGTCTGAGTTCAAGCCTAAAAAATTTAGAATGAGAAGGGACGCAAATTCTAGATACAGGATATGGCGAATAGAATAAAGTCATGTTAGTATCTCGGAATGAGTTTCGAGAGAGGTATCAAAGAAGTTCAAGAGATTGTTGATAAACTAGAGGGCAACGAGATAGACCTGGAAGAATCAATGAACTTGTTTGAGAAAGGTCAAAAAATTATAAAGTATTGCAACAAACAACTTAAGAACGCAGAAGATCGCATTAAAGAAATAATTGAAACCAAATAACTAATCCTTCTCCTCTTTCAACTTAGCTTCGATAGTCAATTGATTGTCCAACATCAGTTCGTTAAGTCGCAGTTCCAACTGTTCTCTCGACATACTATCTATCTTATGTATCTTGTATTCTTTCTTATCCACCATAAGTCCTGCAAGTTTCGCCCTTGCAACTTCAGCGGCAACAGCAGGGCCATAAGACCCATCATCCATAGCTCTATCTCTAATCTCTGATAGCTTGGTCGCAATTTTTTCAAAAGTTATTTCGTTCTTCTTTCTTTGAATAGCTTTTAGATCTCTAATCTTTGCTCTGATATGTTCAAACTCTGGGTCTTTCATCATGCGTGTAGCTGCAACTCCAGGATTAGAATACCCTGCTAAGTTCGCACACTGAGTTTGGTTGTAATCATGATAGACCATCAGGTCAACAAACTTCTCTTGCTTTTTTGTCAATTCCTTTTTTTTCATTTTTACTTTTCTACTTCAATATACCTTTTTCATCTATGCGTGAGCAATGGAAGGTGGGTTTATTACCCACTTCCTTCCCCCTCTTTAGAGGGTTGCACAACTGCACAACTGCACATACCTCTAAACATAAGGCTTTCAAGCCACGCTGTGCGTATGTGCAGGCATGTGCAATTGCACAACCGCACATACTAAGAAATCCCATAGGAATGGGGCTTTCAGCTAACGCTGTGCAATTTACATTTTTCCCATTGCACAACCACTTTAGCCCCACATTCTCCTCCCTACAAGACCCCATAGCACTCCCAAAACTAAACACCAATTGCCTATTTTTTAACCAACCAAGCAGTGAGGCCACACGCAAATTTAAGTAAATTGGGTGTAAGCTATCTGCGCATGACCTCTTTAATTTATTAATACTTTCTTTCTTCTTTTTACTACCAAAGATCTTGTCCCAATTATCTTTGAAAGTCTGTTCTTTAATCTGTCTCGGTCTTCTTTTACTACCTTTACTCATTGTCATCCTCAACTATTTTTATAACATCAGTAGTATCATCTAAGAAAGGCTCACAACTCTCTGAGCATCCACTAGATATGTGTAGGTGATGTAAGTCTATAAACTTTTCAAAACCCTCACTAACCATATCTCTTATATCTTGCACGGATTTATAGCCTCTGAAAAACCTCATGTCTTTATTTAATGCTTTAGCCACTACGCCTGCCCTGCCATATTGTTTTTCCATACGTTCAGGAAACTCAAAAGCCTCTGGGTTTTCTACCATAACTGTCATAAGTTTTTTATATGATTTCTTCCAACACCAAACACAATTACCGAAATGTTCTGGGATTTCTAAATCAAACTCTTGATCTTCCCACCAACTTAAAACATCTTCTTTGTCAATACCCCAATCGATAAGTGGGTATATCAGATTTTCATGCTGTGCATTCTTTGACTGTCTGCTTGCTTCATCTGCTCTTATGCCTAGAGCGTGATAGTAGTCTTTGTTTTTTAGACCTAGCACATTTCTTATGTAACTCCTGATTGGATATTCTTTTAGCTCTCTACTGCAAGACGGGGCTTTTGCCCAAGGAATACCATATTTAGCTATGTAATCTTCAAAAGGTTTGCCCTCTCTTGATGCCGTTTTGTAATCTACAATCTTTGCTTTTGTTCCCATGCCCTTTTCAGGATGCACCTCCGCCTCTATCCAGGCAGTATTAAAATTAAAGTGTTCATCACACTTATTAATAAACTCCAAAGTTTTTTCATGTTCTTGTCCTGTGTTAGCAAAGATGACAAACATATCTTTCCACAAATGTTTTTCTTGCAACAGTCTATGAGTTAGATAGCCCGAAGTCCTACCTCCGCTAAAATTAACTATCAGCACTTTGTCCTTATCTGGCTCTACTGTTCTAGGCATTTCGATACCAAAGTCTATACTCATTTGTTTCATACTTCGTTGCCCCACACATCCCAACCTTCTGTTTCTTCTCTAGCAAACAATTCTATTCTAGGACCATAGCTCATTTCTTTGATCTTTGTTCTTGCTAGGCTAGGTTTTTGCGAGTGTCTAGTCGTTGGTCCAAACAAGACACTACTAACATTTCTTTTGATAGGTTTAAGATTGCCCTTAACACCAAACAAACAAAGTTCATGTTGCCCTCTAAAATAATAACCAATGCCAAATCTTTCTTTAGTCCACACAAAATTAGTCACATATCTAAAACCCCACTCCTCCATAACCTCTAGTCCATCTTTTAAAAAGTTATTAGTCACCCAAAGAAACAACCAACAATCATCATCAGCTATGTCTTTTACAGGCAGGGCTTTGATGTCTTTAGTTTTCATAAGTGGGTAGTGTCTGTCTGCACCACGTTTTATTTTCCCTCCGCCTTGCTCTCTCCAAGGTGGGTCTGCATATATTGTTTTATATTTTTTGTCAGGGAAAGCAATCATCTACCTTGTCCTTTGTATTTTTTATAACTGCGTCTCATGTTTTTGTTCATGGTTGAAGTCCCAAGATTACCTCTGCCTTGTGAAGTCTTCTTACCCCTGACACCACATACAGGCACATGAGCATTGCTCAAACCAAACTTAGTTTTTTTAGGCATTATGTTATCTCCCTATTTATACTCTCATAAATCCACTCAGGAATATGTATCAGTTTTGTTTTTGCACCTGTCGCCAAATACATATCTATAGCATTCTCAAACATGTTTCTATATTGCTCTCTCCTTATCCAACACTCATCTAGTTTAGATCTAATTTTACAATCTTCTCGCCAAGACTTGTCAAGGTCAATCTCTTTGTAAAGTATCATTTGATGTCACCTAATATGTGTTTAATAACCTCAACTGTCCAACCATTACCAAGCATCTTGTATCTTTGAGTGTTGCTAACACCCTCTGTATAATTGTCTGGCACAGTCTGTAATCTTTCACATTCAAGAGGTGTGAGTTTTCTCCAGGTTAACTCTTCATCAACTACCACACTATCCTTGCCAACTGTCGTGATGGCATTTGATTTATCATCCTTGCGTAGTTCTAGCATTTGTTTAGTTTTATTAGCAACTGAGCTACCATCACGATCCATGCGCTTACCATCTTTATCGTAAGCTCTACCACGAAAAGCACCA